TGCCGTTTGCCATGCCGACGCTGTATGTGCCGGGACGAACATGCGCGGTCTTGAATGCAATCGTCAGCGGCTGCGCGTTCGGCGTTCCCCACGCAAGCCGCTCGATCAGGAAGCCCTCGATGTCCTGCTGAACCAAAGAATAATCGTTCACGCCAAGGACAGGCTGTGCGGTCTGCGTCTGCACGACAACATAGTTCTGCGCGCCGACAAAAGCTGTTGACGTGCCGATCCACGACTTCATGACCATCGTGCCGTTGCCACCCTGAAACCATCCATCGCAGAACCAGCCGCCGCCTGTGGTGATGGCCCCAATACCCTTCTCCTGCGCGATGTTGAATAGGCCGTTGATCTGGATGCCGTTGAAAGCCTCCGCGTCGAACGGAGCCGCGAAGATGTTCTTGCGAGCCTGCGTTTGCTGCGGCTCCGTCAGCGTCTGCACATCATGGGCGATGGCAGAGATGTTCGACTGCGCCTGCGTCCGCTGCGGCTGCGTCAGCGACTGCCCGACATCGTATTGAACGGCACCGACCGGCGGGCTGCCGCCGAAGCTCTGAGCGACCCACGCAACGCTGTTTGCATCCCGGTAGAGAATATAGGTGATGCCCGTATCGCTCTCGTACCAAAGCGAATTATCCGGCACGCCAACGGGCGGCGTGTCGCTGACGAGAACCGTCGCGCCCTTGATCTCCGACCAGAGAGCGTCCTTGCGCCCGTAGGTCTTGCCATCGACAGGCGCGTCAGGAAAAGCCGTGCCGGGGATGCCCTGCTCGCCCGTGTCTCCCTTGTCGCCCTTATCACCCTTCGGTCCCGGCACGCCGGGGAGACCCTGAGGTCCCTGATCGCCTTGGTCGCCTTGGTCGCCCTTGTCACCCTTGACGCCTTGGATGCCCTGAGGTCCCTGATCGCCCTGAATGCCTTTGTCGCCCTGCGTGCCGGGAGGACCCGGAGGACCCTGCTCAAAGGTCTGGATGACCTCGGTATCATCATCGAAGATGACAACGATGGTTTCTTCGTCGGCTGCGTTGACGACGATGACATCATCATCCTGTGAGACATCGACTTCTGTCATCTCGTTGCGCCAGCGTTGTTGGTGAGCAGACCGGACCAGACGCGAACCTTGTAGCCGTTGCGCGTTACGATGCAGGAGTGATCGAAGTCGCCAAGACCAAGACGCTCAAGCGTTGCCTGAGGTATCCGCACCGAAAACTTGCCCGCGCCCATGTCGAGAAAGACAATCTCTCCGGTGTCTGAGCCAAGGCGCAGCACTGAAGCCACGTCGCTGGCGTGACGCCGCAGCATCATCTCCATCAGCATGCCGCCCAGATTGATCGGCGCGCCTTGAATGGTTTGCCACGCGAACGTGCGATAGAAGTCCGCGTCGTTCTGCGTTGTGATGTTGACGACTGCCACGTCACTCCTCCTTCGTTGCCTTCTTCTTCGGGGCGACCTTCAGCCAGTTCTTCTGTGCATCGCTCATCGGCGCGGCATAGGCTGCATCGATCTGCTCGCGCGTGGTGATGGTGGTCCCGGCGATGCCGACCAGAACATCCTGCGAGACGAGGAAGCAGGCGTTGATGTGCGTCAGCAGTTCGACGTTCATCGTATGCATCTGCTCAGCGGTCAGTTCATGAACCACTCCGTCAGCATCATGCCACGGCGTCGTCACCGCAGGGTTGACGTCCTTCGCGGCGTAGACACCCGTGATCTTTGCCTGAGCGCGGTCGTCGGTCTTGATCTTGAAGCCCAGCGATAGCGTGATGCCGCCCTGCTCCTTCTGCCAGCGCTTGAAGGCGTTGTAGGTTTCCAGCGAGCCTGACGGTGCATGCTCAGCGAACACGGCACGCAGCGTCTCCATGCTCTCGATGGGCGTGGTCTGGTGAAACGGGACCGCCAGCCACGCGACGTAGTCCGCGTCATCGAGAGGCACGGCAATTGCGCGCCCGCTCGACCAGACCTTCGTGGCGTCGGTTGCAACTGCCCAGTACCAGTTGGCGAGTGGGTTTGCGTCGATGATCATGCGTACTGTCCTCCGGTGGATAGAATGCCAGCGATGGTGCCGGGATAATAATTGGGACCGCCGCCGCTGACGCTGATGGTGCTGTTCTCGCTCGCGGCGTAGCGCATCCCGGTGCAGCTTGCATACGCGCCAGAGGTCGCGCCCCAGATCAGCAGGGTCGATGCGTTGTACCCGGCATGACAGAATGCGGTGGTGTAGTTGAAGCCAGCCGTGAAAAAGACATCGGGACCGGCGCTTGCGTTTCGACCAATCGACCCGCCGAAGGCGCGAACAAAGCTCGCGCCGCCGCCGCTGACCTTCCACGGGCTGTGAGGGTCGGTGTTGCCGACCGAAGCGCCGCGTCCGACGCCGATCTGAGGACCGACGCACTGACCGAACTCCATGCTCTCCAAGTAGCAAATCGTCCCCGGTCCACCCGCGTAGACGCCGCAGCACCAATCGCCGGGAGTTTCGGCTCCGGTGTTCGACACCTTGAAGCCGTTGAAGAAGCAATAACCCTCTGCCATGCAGAGGATTGCCGACGCCGTTGTGCCTTTGACCCAGACCGCGCCGGGGTTGCTGATGTTGCCGTTGAAGAAAACATATCCAGCGCCGTTGATCGCAGGCACCCTGAACTGAGCGTAGGTGCCATCAGCGACGTTGATCGTGATGCTCCACTTGTTCATGTTGTAGAGGCCGATTTGATCTGCGGCTTTCTGGATGGTCTGGTAGGGACCGTGACCGTTGCCGACCGCTGCCGCCTGCCCATCGAAGGTGTCGTTGCCCGTTGCTGCGTTGACGTAGTAGACGCGCGGCGCGACCAGATAGATTGGCGCTCCCGGCTGACGCTGTGACCAGACCATCTGAAACTTCGCACCGTCAAAACCGTAGGCCAGCAACGCCCACGCTGAGATGTCGCCAAGGTCCAGTGGGGCTTGGTCCGTCGCGCGAACAATCGGCACGGGCGCAAGCGAGTTGACCTTGAGCGTTGCGGGACCAGTGTTTGAGCGGGGCGACCTGACGATGAACACCATGCCGGGGACCAGCGCGGTGACATTCGGCGCAAGCGTAATCACCAACTGGTTGAGCGTCCCTTGATCCTCACAGTAGACCACGCCGTTGTTCTGGATGCCCTTGCCAAGCTGATGGAGGTCAGCGGCGTCAGGCACCAGCCTGCTATCAGCGATAAAATTGTGAAGCTCGCGCTGCGGCTGCTCGATGGAGGCAGCAGGCGGGATTGATCCCATCGTGCCGGTGGACGGATTGCCGTTGACGTATCCTGCATCCGGGTCGCTGACGCCATAGGGTTGTGCGTACTTCATAGGTTCTTTCCCTCTCTCAAGGTGTTCCGGCCATGTCGCCCCCGGTCTGAAGACCGGAATAGTCAAACACGATCACGGTATGCGCTGGCTTCCATCGGTTGAGCAGGCACTCCAGATCATCGAACACGCCGATGCGAAGATGCGGATCGACGCCGACCTGTCCTGCGGTGACCCTGAACCACGTCAGCTTCGCGTCGTGAACATGCACCGACCAGTAATAGGTGCTTGCGCCGCCAAGACCGTAGTGCGGCCACGCCGACAACTCACCTTCCGCGACCGGCGAGGTGCCGTCAGCGCCCATGATCGGCTGACCCCACTCGTTTCGCATGATCGGGTCAGGCGCACCAGCCGCGCCATAGACGCGCGTGTCGCCGCAGGCATCCATCGCAATCCGAAAGGGGCGGTACTCGGTGATCGTAATCGTGTAGCCGATGTCAGCGGCAATCTGGATAAAGAACTCGCGGCTCTGCGCGCCCTCGATGGTCATGCGCTGAACGAGCGCCTGCTGCCGCTCGGCAATCGACTGCGGTGCCTCGTAGCAAGGATCAGGCAGACCCCAGTTGCGCTCCCAGTCAGGCAGCAGTTCAACCGTGATGCGCGGGTCGCTCTCTTGCTCCAAGAGCTTCGACGCCCTGATTTCGAAGTCGCCCCAGATGCGCGTCAGCCCCCGGATGACCCTCGTCAGAACGTTCTCTTCCGCGCGCGGCCACGCCGGTCCCTGCGGCAGCAACGCCTGCATGGCGACGGCGTAGTCCTCACCCGTTCGCGTCACATGGCGGTCAGCTTCAGGCATAAAGCACCGTCCCCAGAACTGGCATGTAGGCTGGCGCAGGCATCACTGTCGTCTCGTAGTCGAGTTCGTGATGCTCCTCACCGACCGCTTGGCTGATCGCCTCATCGACCCATGAGCGATACCAAGTCTGCCCCGGCTTCGAGCGCCTGAACTCCATGTCCTTGATCGACTGCTCGATGCGCGCCCGCACCGTTGGGTCGTCGGTCGTGAGGTTGCGAATGGTGATGTCGTAGAAAAACAGGATGGGAGCCATCACGAAGCAGTCGTAGACCGTCACCGGGCGCTTGCTGTCGATGTAGTCCCTGACCTCGTTGATATCGGCTTCGGTCGGCAGCCCATAGTTCTCCGGGTACATATCGTCCATCAGGAAGCGAACGGTCATCGAGCCGGGTCCGATTTCGCTCGCCGCCCACGCGCGGGTCACGCCGGGGACCGCCATCGCCCAT